CACAGCAGGTTGGACAAGCCGTTTCCGAAGCTATCTCGAAGCTGATGCAGAGCCAGACCCTCAGTGGCGGCGTCTCTGCTCAGGAATCCCGCATGGAAGACATCGCGGGTGGTGAGAGATTGACCAAAGAGAGCATTGATAATGCTGGGATGCTCTTTATGAACGAGAAACGGACCTATGACGAATACCAGCAGGAATCGCTTGAGAGCATCAAGCGCAATCGGACCTACGTCGATAAGATTCTGTCCGATGCCCATGGCTACGATATGGGCGCACGCAACATTGCGAATCAGGCCCTCCAGAACGCGGTTGAGACCGCGAACATGGTCGGCAAGCAGGCTGTGCGCCATGGCGATCTGAGTATCGACCGTCAGTGGAACGTGGACGAGGCCGGGTACACCGCAGCGGATATTCTGAAAGCGGCTGGCTCTGACACCACCACCTTGAAAGCCATCGTTGCCGAAATTCTGGCGGAAATGGCCGCCTCTGACACGAAGTAATAACCGATAACCTGTAACATGGGTGGTCCCCCGCCCATTTTTTGGTGAGTCATGTCACATCTGAACTGCCAATGCCCGGAGCATGAGGACATAGTCGATCTGGACAGTTTCGATCTGGCTTTTATGATTATGACTGGCCGTGTCACGATGAAGTCACCGCTGCAAGCGCTTGCAGACGTGATCAAGGCCAACAAGGACGTAATGCTCTGGGGTCCGCAAGCCCGCCTGTTGTATCAAATTCTGAACAAAGAATGGCAGAAGGAGATCGTGCCGTATCTGAAAATCGTACGGAGGGCCTTCCAGTGGTCGGAGGAGACGGTGGACATCGCACTGCTCGACTCGGCGCTGGAGAAGCACTCTGAGATGGGAGTTCGGGTTTGGAAACGAACGAAGAAAAAGTCGATCAGTGCGCTGGAATTGTGCCAACGCAAGGCGATCAAGTATTTTGAGAAGCAGCGCAAAGAGGCGGAGAAAATCGAGTACGACCCGACGGACTGGGAGGCGTTTTTGGTCTACGGGCTGGCCGACCATCTTGAGGAGTTTGTGCGAAACTACCCAGAGCGGATTCTGCACCCTGAGATTCGTCGGATGGCAGAGCTGATGCACGCAAGCACAGAGCTGACGCCACTGGATTTGCAGAACATGCAGGCAAGGCTGGCAGCGGCGGAACGGATGGTTGCCCGCTATCAGCAAACGCTGTCCGATATTCAAGTTGGGCGGATGTGGAATTTCACCGGGATTGAAATTGCGCAGCAGCACGGAGTCAAGACGTACGTGATTGTGGCGCATTACGATAGAAGAACATGCCCCGTGTGCCGGAGGCTGGACGGCAAGACAGGCGATGTCGGGCCGGTCCACTCGCGGATGCTGGACGTGCTTGCTACCAGCGACGCGGACACGATCAACCGAATGATGCCGTTTCCTCGATTGAACGATGTGGACCGGCTGCCTCCAGAGGCGATCCATTCCATGGGGCTGACACCACCGTTTCACAGCCGTTGCCGGTGTGAGATTGTGTTTGGCTGGAGAGAGATATGACCAAGTCGCTGATGGACCTGAAGACCGTCCTGTACGATATGCTGACCACGCTGACAAAGAACGACACCGAAGGCGACCCGGTCGCGATCACTCAGCAGTTGGGAATCCAAATGAGCAAGGCGGTGCAGCGGGATGGGGTGAACGTGATACAGCTCCAGAACGTGCACCTTAGCCGGATCGTTCCGCACCTGATTGACGGGATGAAGCTGATTGATTCGATAGCGCTCGGCACTCCGCAGGAGGTGATCGAGCTGAAGCAGATTGAGCATGTGGTCGAGGAGGAGGAAGACGACGATCCCATTGACAGTTGCTGCAAGTTTATGTATGATCAGGGCATTAAGTGGAAGGAAATGCAGGAGCTTATGAAAGCTCGATATGCAGAGTTCGTCAGGGGGGAGTTTGACCACGGAAGCGAGGCAGCGGATTTTCTGGGTATCCAGAGAACATATTATAGCAAGGTACTTAGAGCCGCAAAGGAAAAGGAGTAGATGCAATGCCTGTCCCGAAACCAAGAGGTGGCGAGAGCAACAGCGCTTTCGTAAGCCGCTGAATGGAGTTTCTGTTGGGCGAGGGTCGTCCGCAGAATCAGGCGGCGGGGATTTGTTACAGTCAACTACGAGCGGCAGGAAGAAGCGTGCCGCGTAAGAAAACTATGGAGTTTACCATGGCAGATTTTGAACGAGAGTTTTTTGGAAACGTGAGAGGAGACGAGGCTGTGCCGTTGCATGGTCTGGAGGAGTTGGAGTCCGAGCTGCGGAACATCGACGACTTGCCGCCGGAACTGAGGCCGCGAAGATTAGATGAACCGAGGCCGGGCGATTTCGGATTCGATGATCCTCCGCTGAAGCAGCCGTAACGCTGCAAGCGCTTGCAAAACTTTTTTGGAACTTTTTTTGGAAGTGTTTGGCATGTCCCTTGCTAATGTTTTAACATGCTAAAATCACTCCCGAAATTAGCCCCCGCCTATGCTTGCAACCGCTTGATTGCAGCGGTCTAATACTATCCTATACAAGATTTTTAGACCCAGTATTGACGCAATCAAGTTGCCCACGCGAAAATTGGAGAGAATCGAGCCGAAAAAACGCTGAAAAACGATGTTTTTCTGGCATTGTATTTGCTATATGCAGAACCATGCCAAAACGTCATTTTGGAGGCCGCCGAAAATTGCCGAAACTTTCTGGCACGCACCTTGCTAATGTTGGAGGTTGCTGGAAGGCCGCCGAAACTTCGTCTTTTCCACTTGACAAAAGGCATCATTTTTGTTATCCTTAACCTATGGATCATATCAAACCAAAACGGAGGGCGTTTGCTATCCTGAGAGAGGAGGTGATTTCGTGGCATTTGAGTTTGAGTTCAAGGGCGGGGTGGTCAAACCCACGGCGCATCAGATCGAGAAGTTCCTGCTGTTTTTTGTAATCGGCGGTGAGGAGATTCCGTTCTACCAGTTGATGAAGGACTCGCTGATTGTTCAGATGACAGAGGCGACTCCGAAGTACTCGACCGGGAACGGTCTCTGCAAGCTGTTCATTTCAGAACAGGGGTTCGGTATCGCGAAGCGGTATACCTCATTATATATGCGTCTGCTAAGTGGGCCGCGACCTGACGTGGTTGTGCATCCGTTCAGTCTGGAGAGATCAGGCTTGTACTTCAGGGCGAAGGTTTCGTTTCTGAAGAAGTCGCAAGTCCTGAAGATTTTGAGCGAAGACAACCCGTCGAGGAGATTTGTTGAGAACCAAAGAACATTGCCGATTGACACGTTGCGCAAGATGATCAAGGTCGATCGGTCAGAATTGAGAAAAGGTGTGCGCCACGTGCGCGTTGGCGAAAACGGTGTTTAACTTCACGAAAGGAGAACGACATGAGTTTCTGGACAAAATGTGGTGTAACGATCAACGATCTGGAGTGTTTCCGGCAGAGCTGCCGCCAGAACGGGGTCGAGTACATCGTAAACGAAGACCCGAATTTCAAGATGCAAGGCGGCGAAGTGGTTGCCATCTTGCGTGATACCCAGCGCGGCGCTGGCTATGCCCGTGAGGGTTACTTGATCCGCTCCGAAGGGGCGCACAAAGTGGTACTGGACAACGACCCGAATTACAGCTCGCTGACCAGACGCCTTGGGCGCAACGGCGGGAAACTGACCAGAGGATACACGGAAGGGGTTATCACGAAAGGCGTCAAGCGGAACAACGCGTTCATCAGTTCCCGCGAAGAGCAGCCTGATGGCTCCATCGTGATGAAAATTCAGAAGGTGGCCTGATGGAAATCTCAGGCCGTATAGTCCGTTTTGATAGGAGGTGATTCCATGACAGACGGAGTAGTTACTGTGAAAATTTCGCCCGATGGTTCAAAGGTCGAATCCGATGCTGAGGGGTTCGTTGGCAAACAGTGCGAGGAATTGATGGCACCAATTTTGAAGGCGTTGGGCACGGTAGAAGAGAAGAAGTACAAGCCCGAATATTACAAGACCGAATCCGGTGGAGTGAAAATCGGGCATTAACGCCAATGGGGGTTTTGCAAGCGGTTGCAAAGCCCCCTACCATTTTTTAAGGAGGGCATTATGGAATACGTGGTAAGGATCGAGCCGGACGGAATGTCGATCAGTATGCTGTACCGTGAGGACAACCCGTTGATTGAGGGCGGAGAGGTAAGCGGGCTGACCGAAGGGTTCAAGATGTTCCGCGCCAGCGATGTTAGATTTGATGAGGACAGACAGAAATGGTATGTCGTGATCAGAGGCGAAAATGGTCGCGGCAAGCACACCAACCGTTTTTTCACGAAACGGTCAGAGGCTATCGCTTGGGAGATTGAGGAGTTGGAACGCAGACTTTCTGACGGATTTGAGCCTGCCCCACCGAAAGACCCCTATGTAGTTCAAACTGAGTAGACCCCAAAAAAGTGAAAGCGCGGGGGAGAGACCCGCGCTTTCTTCCGTGGCTTGGAGCCAAGGACACTGAGAGGTTGTTGAGGATTGGAGATGATCCAATTAAGAACAGTATCTCACACAGTGTTCGGAATGTCAAGTGAAAACCAGTGATATTCAGTGATATTCAGTGACATTTTTGCCGACAGCGTCTCCAAACGGAGACAGCGCTCCGGTCTCCAAATGGAGACATGGCCTGCCAAACGGTCTCCAAATGGAGACAGCATCAGCCGAATGGTCTCCAAATGGAGACTTCTTATAAGTACAGAAGAAGAAGTACAGAACAGAGAAATACAGAACCGGCGCTGCAAGCGCTTGCAACGGGGAGATTGAGGATGGAGAAGGCTAAGCGATTTGTTGAGGCATGCGTCGCCAAGGACGCCCGGAATCTGGAGCTGCTCACCGAGCTGCGGGGCTGGCTGCTGGAGCTGCCGATCCCACAGACCGACAAGAAGGTGCTTCAGTTCATCTGGTCCAAGACGGTCCGCTTCAACAAGCCGATGGAGTGGATGAAGCATGGGGACTACAAGCGACCGACCGCCGCCGCGTTTGCGGCTCCGACATTGGATGGCATGGGTCGTCAGTCGTTGTGGAGGGCAAGGAATCGACTGAAAGCAATGGGTCTCATCGCGGAAAGTTATCCGCCACGCCCATCTGATGAAAGGGTATTGACGGCACCGAATTGGGAGTATTTGTCTGCGTACCTGCTAACCCGAGTTCACGAGGCGGCCAAGTTCGAGGAGATTTTCAGGCAGTTCCAGTCGTTGGTATCGCAACAGTCATTAGAGTTCAAGGAGATTGATATGAAATTGGAAGAAGTATTGGACAAAGCGGGGGAGTACAGAGTCAAGGCCCGCAAGCTGAGGGAAGCGAGACGCCGGAAGAAGAAGCAGGAAGATTTGAAGCCCGCCGACCTGATGGAGGAAATACTGGACAATACCGAATGGGGCGAGCGCCGGACTGGGAAGATGCGCGGACAGATGCGTGACTGGATCAAGGAGTGCCACGAGTACGACAGAGGCAATCCGCTCGATCTGATCAAGAAGGTGATCAAGGCATGGGGCAGATTTCAGAGCCATGGCTGGCCGAACAAGTTTGGTGGTATGAACAAGCCGCGAACGCCGTTCAAGTGGGAGACGTTCTATGCAAGCCGTGAGTATATCCTGCCGGTGCTGGACAATATGGTGAAGGGGATTGAGGACGAAGAAAAAACGCCAGTGATTGATCTGCGGGGGGATTGATGGGAAAGGTTTTGAAATGGCCGTGGGAGATTAAGTCGCCAGACGACATCGTGTACAATGGCGATCTGGAGAGATTCGTTCACCACATGAATACCAAGATGAAGGGATGGTTGCCGTATCGCGAAAAGCCTGCCGAAAAGTCGATGGTCAACGCGGTGCGCCACCTTATTATAAGTGCTCACAAACGGATGCTTGTGGACGATGCGTTGCTGTTTTTGTTGGTGTCGGATGATCCCAAGTTTTTGCAAGCGATTGCAAGATACTCGGCGCTGACGTTCGCTTTGAATTATCCGCTGAATGGGGTGACAGGACGATTTGAGTTACAGGACGGTATGCCGTATCGTGCGATCAACGGCAAGTATGCCCGTATCGCTGAGGTCACAAGCCAATGGTTGGTGGAGGCCGATGAACATATCGAAGATGACGCGGAGGTCGGGGCACGGCAATGGCGTGCTAAAATGGACAGCGAGATTGTCATCTGGCAGAGGATGAACGAAGGGCATGGCACGTTCCGAACGAAGGAAGGCACGCTGAACAACTGGTTCGTCCGCATGGTTGCAGACGGACAGATGGTGCTTTGCACGTTTGTGGCGGAAAGCAAACGGCCAGAATCGTATATTGAGGAGGAGATTGAAAAGTGGTATGGTGCTACGGTGTCGTCACTTTTCAGAACAGACGGGATTATGGTGTTCTTTGATCGGGGCACCAAGTTGAGCAAGGAAAGGGTGCGAGTGTGAGTGTTGGGTTAGGTCTGCTAAGAAAACTGATCGAGGAGGAGGTCAGTGCGCAATACCTTGACGAGAATGGGGTGAGTGCCGATCTGTTCATCAAGGAGGAGCGGCTGGTGTATTCGTTTCTGCGCGACCATCTGATCAACGAGGGTCAGATGCCGCAGTTGGAGACGGTGGAGGCACAGACAGAGGTAGATTTTCCGAAAGCTCCAGACGAGCCGCTGAGCTACTGGATTCGGCAAGCCAAGATTCGAGCCGAAAAGCAAGAGCTGGTCGATGGGGCAGAAAAGATACTCGAAGCTGTACGGTCCGGTGAGGTGGACTCGGCGAGAGACATGATCACGGGGCTTTATGGCGGCCTTGACCGCCACTCCGCGCGAAAGCAACTATGGGGAGTGCCAGAGGTCGTGCTGCCGGTAGTGGACAAGTACTTGCGGCGCAGAAATGCCTACGAGTTGTCAGGAGCGCCTTTTGGGTTTCCGTTTCTGGATGGCATTACTGATGGCGCACAGGGAGGCGACACTGTTGCGATTGTTGGCCGACCGGCGACTGGCAAGTCGTACGTGATGCTGCATGGCGCAAAGTTCGCCCACGAGCAGGGAGAGCGACCGCTGTTCGTCACAATGGAAATGCCCAAGGAACAGTGCGTGAGGCGTATCATCTGCATGAAGGCTGGGGTGCCCAGCGAGCAGTTCAGGCTGGGGCGTCTTAGCAGGTGGTCAGAAGTAAAGATAGATCGCGCGGTGAGCGAAATTCAGGGAGACAACGGCGAGCCGTTTCTGATTCACGAAGCGGGGATGAATACGTCGGTAGAAGATGTGGTCATGCGGGTCAAGGAATTGCAGCCGTCGGTGGTATATATCGACGGCGCATACCTGCTGAGGACAAGGGATCGAATGGCAAGGGCGCGATGGGAGAAGATAGCAGGAATCGCAGAGACGGTGAAGGCTGCTGCGCTTGAGTTCAACATGCCGTTCATCTGTTCGTACCAGTTCAACCGAAGAGGCGCTGGCGGTGTGGAGAACATTGCTGGCGCTGATGTTATTGGTCAGTTGGCAAGCATTGTGTTGGCGATATGGAACAAGAACGAACCGACTGTTAAAGCCAAACGAAAGGCGCGGGAGGAAGGAGTGCCCGTGGTCTGGGACGACACGGAAAAGATGCTTGAGCTGATCAAAGGCAGGGAGGGTGAGTCCGGCACCATGGATGTCAAGTTTGACACCAAGAAAACGAGATTACGTCAGACAGGGGTACATGTCCCGCCCGGACGAGTTTGGACGTATCCCGAGTACAGAAAAGGAGTCAACGATGAGAGTTGTAGAATTGGGGATTTTGAAGAGGATGAAGATTTGTAGCTATGTAGTTATGTTGTGTTTTGCAATCGCTTGCACGGTTCACGCTTTCGATGTGACGCTGGCGTGGGATGCCAACACCGAGCCTGATCTGGCAGGGTACAAGATTTACTGGGGAACGGCGAGTGGAAGTTACGACAACAGTGTGGATGTCGGCAACGTGACCCAGTACGAACTGAAAGGTCTGGCTGATAAGACGCTGTTTTACTTTGCCGCGACCGCGTACGATACCGATGGCAACGAGAGCGACTATTCCAGAGAGATTTACTACGGCACGAACGTGAGTGACGTTCTGAATTTGGGAAAGGTGCCTCAAGAATAGAAAGGGGGTGAGTTTAATGCGAGACGAGACAACGGTGAAGACCGAGAAAATTGGTGGCCGTGATCCGGGTGAGACGCCGATTCAGTGCAAGGCGTGCAACCGTCTCTTTGGAAAAGACGACTTTTCTAAAGAGAAACCTGACATCTGTCCAGTTTGTGGGGAGAATATTCATGGGTCTGACGAAGAAGACGTATCCGTGTAGCCCGTACGGATTCAAGCAAGCTACGAAGGATTTGCGGAAAAAGGGGCCGGACAAGTTCTTCCCGTGGTTTTCGGGAGGAAAGTCGGCGGCAGAGGCATTTGCCAGAGGACAGCGCACATGGAATGACGTGTTCGCGCCGATTGCGATTCAGAAGTTGTCGTATCGGTATGATAAGATTGCGCTGGACATCGGATACGGTGGTGGGATTCATGTGGCCGCTGCCGCCGAAATGTTCGGTATGGTATATGGGGTGGACGTTCACGAGCAGCAAGATTTTGTGACGGACTATCTGGACAAGATGGGGAAGGTGAACGTCCTGCTGAAATCAGCAAACGGCAGTTCGATTCCGTTCAAAGATGATACGGTCGACTTTGCGTATTCGTGGACCGTTTTCATGCACGTGGGGATGGTCGGGGTAGTAGCTCGATACCTGCGTGAGCTTCATCGAGTAATGAAGGAAGGCGGGATCGGCGTCCTGTTCTGTTCTCGATTGATCCGCAGTCAGGGTTCTGGCGTTCAAACGCTGGAGGGCTGGCAACGTGACTGCAAGAAAGAAATGCAGCACCACTGTGGGTTCTGGGAGCAGGGGGTCGGCGGGCAAGCCAACGTGACGATTAATTTGAAGCTGGCCTGCTGGTATTTCAGCGACATGATCGCGAAGGTTGGATTCCGAGTAATCGACTATATGCCGTCCGGCCATGTGGACGAAGGTGGTGTCTTCCGTGCCGGAGGGCAACACGGCGTGGTATTTATGAAATGAGACAAGATGCTGTAAGACAGTTCCTGCTGGAATTAGGAGTCGATTCCGATGACATCGAAGATACGGGCCGAGGGTGGCTAAATGCGTTGTGCCCGCTGGCACCGTACAAGCACGCTGGCGGTGTGGATAAGAGGCCGTCATTCGGTGTTTCGATCTCAGACGAGCAACGATCGGTGTACTACTGCTTTGGGTGCTCGCCCGAGCCGAAGCGCCTTGACACTCTGCTGCACGCGGTGTGGTTGAATAGCGGGTCGTATCCCTACGAGGCTGCCCGGCTGTATATGGAGCATGAGAACCATTGGGCCGGGCGGCCATCAACCGAGGTGCCCGATGCGTGGCGAAACTACCGGGAAAGGGTGGAGGACTCGCCGCTGCCGGGCTGGATTCTGAAGAAGTACCCTGTGCTTCAGCACTCGAAAGGCTACGAGGCCAGACGGGTGAAGGAGTATCTGCGCGATGAGCGGGGCATTTCCGAGTGGGTCATGCACGCCTGCCGCATACGTCACAATCCGCACAACCAGTCGATCATATTTCCGTTGACGGACCGCGATGGACGGACGTTCGTTTTACGAGAGAGGAGGCGGAAAGCCAAAGAGATGTGGACTGTGTCGCCGAGACTGGCAGGATGCCCCGAAGTTCCGTTTCCGAAATTGAAGAATTGCGGTGTGTGGTTCGGCATGGCAATGGCCGACGATAGCAGACCGCTTATGCTTGTGGAGGGAGAGATTGACGCCATGAGGCTCAAGACGCTTGGGTTCGCCAACGTGGTTGCGTCTGCAACGTCGTCGGTTTCAGATGCACAGATCGACGCTCTGCTGGCTGATACGCTGATCCTTGGATACGACGCTGACAAGGGCGGGGAGTTCGCCCACCGTCGGATTCGTGATCGGGTCAGGGGCAAGGCTTTGCTGTATGAGGCCGATTGGTCGGTAGTGGATGCCAACGATCCGGGCGACTTGAAGAACAAGGAGCAACTGGTAGCTGTTTTGCAAGCGATTGCACGATTGTGAGAAATCGCTTGACAAAAGGTTTTAATTTTGCTACCCTTTACATAGACCAAATAGAAAGGAGGTGATCCAATGCCTGAGAACCCTACTGCATGGGGAATTGTACGCGAAGGACACAGTCGGTTGAGGAGACTTGCGGATTTGTTGAACGATGAGTTTACAAGGTCGCGGAGAGCTGGCGACTCCATAGAGGACTTGTTCATTAGGCTGGCGTTTGTGGCTGACTACCATATTAGAAACGGCGATAGGCCACAGGCCGTTCAGCAAGAGACGCGGGAAATCGACGAACTGCTCGGGATCGAAGATGGACCCGAAGCACCCGACCCCGAAAAGGAGGATGAGGAAGAAGAGGATGAGAAGCCCGACTCTGGCGTCACCGCTGATAACATGGCGATTGACGACGAGAAGGCTCGACTGGGTGGAATCTCATTGTTCGATGGGCGGCACGATGCGGACATAGAGGAAATGCTGCCGGACGCGGACATTGTGGAGGAAATCAAGTACGACATCCTGCTGCCGAAACATGCGAACCACCCGAAGGAAAGTGGGCGTGATGGTAAGCTGGGGCCGTCGTCGATTGCGTTTGATTATGACGGGATTTTGTTCGGCAACAAGACGCACGCTTACGTGTGGGCGTTTTTCCACAAGATGGGGTTTGCCATAGAATACAACTGGCTGGACAATCCGGGCCACGTGTTCAGGATTTTGACATCCGATGGCAAAGACCAGATTTGCACGTTTGTTCCGCACTTCTTCTTGGCGGACTACGGGTGGTTCCTGTACGTGTGGAATCACTCGGACTCGCCGAATCCTGTAATTCCAACCCGCCGTGATTTTGCCGCGATGTGTTACTCGGAAACGAGGATACTTGGCATGAAGTTCCACGGTATGCCATCGTCTCGCACGCTGCTCATCCAACTTCGCGGCAGTTGCCACAAGCCCGTAGTTCGTGAGACGCTCTGTCTGGATTGGGATTATAAGGCGAAGCGCGGGATTTTGGAGCCAACGCGTGAATTGGGACTTCCCAATACACGGGAGTGGATTGACAAGATCCACGAACGCTGGAAACAAGCAAAGGATGATGTTGACAGAGCTTTTCAGAAAGCAAAAGACGAAGGAGAAATCGCATGACAGAATCGTGGTTCAAAACTGGTAAGGAAGGATGGAATCAGGCGAAAAAGGAAGACGAGGCCGCGAAAGCACGTCGCGCTGGCGCTGATCCATGGAGGTTCCGATTGGAGCCGGACAGCTCGGCAAAGATGACGTTCATTGACACGCCCGCGTTTTTCTTCCACGAACATTCGCTCAAGGTGAATGGTCGCTGGACGACTGAGACCTGCATTAACGAGTTCGACACTTGCCCGCTGTGCGAAAGCGGCCTGAACGTGTCTTACGTGGTGGCTGGTACGTGTATCAACCATAGTAAGTACGTTACCAAGAAGGGGCAGGAGTTGAAGAACCAAAAGCAACTGTTTGTTGGGAAGGGCCGTGCACGGCAGCGGTTGCAAAAACAAATCGAACGACGCGACGGCGATCTGAGTTGCTGCGTGTACGAGATGTCCAGAGGCACTGGTCAAACCGAATGTGCCACGGGTGAGGACTTTGAGTACATCAAGCGGCTCCAGAAAAAGCAACTACGGGCGTTTGTGCCGGAAGGCCAAGACCCCGAACAGTGGCTCGCGCCGTACCCTTACGCAAAGCTGTTCAAACCGAAATCGGCAGAGGAGCTGGCAGCATTAGTTGGCGCTGCACCGCCGGTTGGAAGTGAGGACGATGACACAGGAGCTGGCGCTGACACGGACGGAATCGTGGATGACGCTGATGGCAAGGAATTGAGCATTGAGGACTTGCTATGAAGTACAGCAGCGTCAGGCTGTCTACGCACCTGTTCATACCGAAAGCGGAGCTTCGGGATATTGAAGCCACGAAACGGATGTGCACCGTTAAACGAAAGTTCAATGGCGATCCGATCGAGATGTATCTTGAGACTGATGCGGAAATTGGCGTTCCTCTTCACTTCTACCGTGACGCTGCGTCTATCGCTGCTTCTGTTGCGGATGAGCGAACATGGGGCACCAAGATTGGGTTCCGGTTCCGTCCCTCCTTGAGGCTCGGACAGCCAGAGGTCATTGAAGAGTTCCGATACCGTGTTTCAGCGGGGTACACTGGCTTCATTCTTGAGGCTCCGCCCGGCTTTGGTAAGACCGTTTGTCTGATCAAGATGTTAGAATTGCTGGGGCGCACCGCGCTGGTGGTGGTGCCCCGCTCGAATCTGATCAAGCAGTGGATCGAAAGGTTCGAGGAACACTCAAGTCTGACTCGGTCTGATATAGGCTGGGCAGAAGGGGGCAAGGCCGACTGGGTGGGCAAATCCGTAGTTGTCGGCCTTGTCCACACGCTTGCGCTGGACCGGCTGCCGGAGGCATTTAGGCAGTCGTTCGGCGTGGCAGTTTTTGATGAGGTTGACCGTTCTGTGCCGCCGGAGACCTTTGCGCCAGTGGTCGGCATGTTTCCGACCATGTATCGAATCGGCGCGTCGGCGACACTGAAGAGAGCGGACGGGTTGGAGAAGGTGTTTGAATCACACATCGGCCAAACACGTATTCGCGGTCGTGACCCGGACAGAGAGAAAGCGAAGGTGATCGTGCATCAGTTCCACAAGGACTCCGGGTATGTGCATCCGGGCAGTCCAGCGATCAACCGACGCGGCATGCTTTTGTCGCGGGTGAGCAAGAACGCGAAGCGCAACGCCCTGATCGTTCATTATATTAAGATGCTGTATAACTCAGGGCGCAGGACGTTGGTGCTTTCAGACCGAACCGAGCAGTTACGAACCCTGCGGTCGCTGTTGGCAAACAAGGGTGTCCCGAAAGGAGAGACGGGATACTACGTGCGTTCAATGGCGGCGGGTAATGGTAAGAAGAAGGAGTTGTCGGAAAGCTACCGCGCAAGGGTTGCAAGCGATTGCAAGGTCATTCTCGCGACCTACGGAATGATAGCGCTCGGAACCGACATCCCCGATCTGGCTGGGCTGGTGTTTGCTACGCCCCAGTCTGACATAGCGCAATCGAAGGGTCGGATCGAACGTATGATGGAGGGTAAGCTGACGCCGGTTGTGGTGGACATCGTGGACATGCTGTATGAGGATGCGAAGCGATGGGGTTACGCACGGCAACGGACATACCGATCCGAGGGCCTAACGATCAAAAAGTACAGAGAGAGGTGATTCCGAGATGGGAAACTTTGACTACAAGACTTGGTATCAGCAAAACAAGAAGAAGATTTCGCTTCAGCGGAAGAAACGATACCGAGAGGACCGTGAACATCGTGAAAAGACACGACGCCGTTCGCGGCGATACTGGAGGGAGAATAAAGCGGTGACCGAGCCTGCCGACCGCACGCTGATCCGTTCTCCGTCCGGCGAGTACTTCACGATCGGGCGTCTTGCCCGAATGATTAATCGTCAGCCGTCTACGGTACGGGACTACCACGCACAGGGCGTGATTCCGCAACCGGACTACTTCGATTCCCGTGGGTGGCGGCTGTACACGCGAGGTCAGGCCATTTTGATTCAGCGTGTGTTTAGACACTTCGACGAGGGCGATCTGCAATCGCTTGCAGAGGTGTCACGGATTCTTAGAGAGGAGTGGGAACATGCCGAAACAAGTTAGTGAAAAGCAAGGGTTCGTAGATGTTACGTCGACGATCCTCAAGGGAGGCAAGACCGTCTCGGAGCGCAAGCAAGGCGGGAAGATTAAAGTACGCCCGTTCGTGACGGAGACCGCCAATGTGTCTGTGAAATACGGAGCCACGGTGCCCATGGGTGACTACTCTTCAGCGCGGATTGACGTGATGATTTCAATGCCGTGTTATGTGGAGGAAGCAATGGACATGTACAAAGACCTACGTGCCACTGTCGACGCTCTGGTCTCGAAAGAGATGGATAAGCTGACGGGAGGTGGCGATGGTAAGTCTGACTGATGTCATGGAGCATCAAAATAAGCAATGTGGCGCTGGAACGGTCGCGTGGGGAACGGACATGAAAAAAGACCCGCCCCGTATACCGACAGGAGTCTTTGCCGTGGACTACGCGACTGGTGGCGGTCTGCCCGTTTGGGGTTCCACCTGCTATTGGGGTAAGGAGTCGGGCGGGAAGACATCGTTGGCGATCAACACGGTCAAGTCTGTACAGTCGATTTGCTGGGAGTGTTTTCACCCGCATCAAGTCTGCGTCTGCTCTGGCAAGCCGGTGCGGATGAAAGCGTACTGGGGAGACATCGAAGGGACGCTGGATAGAGACTGGGCTGAACAGATAGGGGTTGACTCAGAACAGTACTTGGTGGGCTTGGCCGATTACGGAGAGCAGCACGTGAACATCGCGGACAACGCTCTGAAGGCAGACGACTGCGGGCTGGTGGTCATCGACAGTCTGGCCGCCCTGACGCCCTCAGCCGAGATGGACGCACTGGAGGAGCAGCAGTTCATCGGACTGCAAGCCCGCATGATCACAAGGGCCGTACGTAAGCTGAAGCAGCGGCTGATCACCGAACGGAAGAATGAGCATCCATGCAGCATCCTATTCACGAACCAGTTGCGCATCAAGATCGGGCAAATGCACGGGAATCCCGAGACGATGGCTGGTGGTCATGGCATGCACCATGAGTTTAGCCTGCTGATACGAATCATATCCAAATCGCTCAAGCGCGACGGCGTCGATAAGAAGTACGTCGGCAAGGAGCAGGACCACGCTGTGCGGCACTCGTTTGCGATCCGAAAGGCGAAGGTTTTGACGCTCGCGCAAAGCGGTGAGTTCGTCCGGGCTAAGCATGACATCGGGAAGCTGGGATTGCGGGCCGGAGAAGTAGACGACTACAACACGCTGATGAATTACGCGCGTGAATATGGTGTGGTCGAGAAAGGCGCTAAGACGTATGGCTACTTTGGCAAGCGGGCTAAGCGACTTGACGACATCAAGGAGGTGTGGCGGACGCACCCAAGGGAGTATATGCGAACGGAGATTGAGATCATTCGACGAGCGAAGGAGAGATTAGCAGGAGGTGTCTGTGGCGACAATAGAATTGAGGAAGGGGAAACTGACTCTTGAAACCGAAGGCGGGGGAGCCAAGCTGGAGGTGGACTTTGAGGGTGCCGTGTTGGAGATGCCGGACGATGAAGCGTTCAAGGCATGGCTGAACGCCAAAAGCCCGATACCGACCAGTGAATTGATCGGTGGTGCCGGTAGGGTGATAAGGATTCGACTGTGAAAAAATACTGCGTATCGTGCAATCGCTTGCAAACCCTGTCCAAAGAGCAATGGGACTCGCTCGATCACATGGGGCCGTTTCCGTGCTCGCCAGATTGTCTGGCTGCGTGGGTTCGGCAACAGATGGGCAACACGCGGCGGCTGCATGAATGTGTAACGACCGGAGTGGTTCACGTGAACGATACGGGGAGGCCATTCCGGTCGCTGTTTGAGGAAAGGGTGACCGACACGCTGACCCGAATGGGGTTCAAGTGGTGGTTCGAGCCGTACACGTTTCCGATTCGGCGTACGACGGACGCGACTTGGACGCCTGACCTGTACCTGCCCGACTATGGCACGTTCGTGGAAGTGAAGGGAAAGTGGGGGATCGGGGCGAAGAAGAAGTTGGAGAGATTTCGTAAGATGTACAACTTTCCGACGATTGTGGTGCCATGGGGCACGGAAGAATTGTATGAGCTGTCCAGACCGGATTTGAGGCTGGTATAATGGATTTTGCGCAGAGGGTAGTTAGAATCCGCAACAAGCGAAAGGGCGGGCTGCTGGAGGTAGACACGTCCGCAGCGCCAGAGGTGATTGCGTCCGAGCATATCGTTTTGAAAGCGGATGAGGAAGAAGGCCGTGTTGGAATCCCAAGGGCGTCCTCGCTGTACGTATCCTGCATGAGGATGCACGTGATCGGTACGAAGGAGGAGGTGACCAAGACGGCGCGGGTGACGTTCAAAGACAAGCTGATTTTCGGCATTGGCAATGCGGTGCACTCGTGGGTTCAGAACGACCCGACCATGTTCGGCGATCGACGGGTTGGCTGGTGGCGCTGTATGGGATGCGGCACCGTTGCGTATTTCGGAACACCGCCCAAAGTCAAGTGCAGACAGTGTGGCGCACTGCCCATGGCGTTTCGCTATTGGGAGCACTCGCTGA